GGACTTCCATTTGCGGATGCTATTCAGTTGAGTTGGTTGAAGTTGCAGAACTTAAAAGCAACGGCACTACCAAAAGGCTTGATGATTAACTTGGAAGCGTGGGATAACGTGATGGTGGACGGAAAAATAAAATCCACAGAAGAGTTGTTCCAAATGGCTACCGAAACGGGTATCGTATTATATCGTGGTACTTCTACGATGGACGAGAGCGGGCGGATAACAGGTAAACCTATCGAGGAATTGGACGGTGGACTAGGGCGACAATTTACCGAAATCATAGCAGACTTGGACTACAATATGCGAATGATATACGAGGTAAGCGGTATCAACGAGGTGATGGCGGCAAGCAACCCTGACCCGAATATGTTAAGTGGTGTGGCGAAACAAGCGGTATCTTCTTCGGAGAACTCGTTGGGGAGCATCTTAGACGCAGTTACAAATATCCACGAGAGATTAGCTACGGATATATCATTGAAGCTACAAATAATGCTCAAGGATAAAACTATTGGCGTATATGACAAAGCATTAGGCAAGATAATAGAGGTCGGTGAAGAAGTAAGCCCTATGACATTTGGTATTGCATTAGAACCATTGCCTACCGAACAGCAAAGAAGAAAAATGGAGGAAATGATAATGAGTTCTGTTATCAATCCAAACAACCCTACTACGGGCGGTCTGTTCGTGGACGATGCTATTCCATTGATTACGGAGATATATAGTGGTGTAAATCTTAAAGTAATTATGCGCAAGTATTCTTACTTGTTGAAGAAGCGCAGAGATGAGTTCATGGCGAATGAGCAAATGAAGATTAAGACACAGAGTGACGGCATCGTACAGCAAACCCAAGCGTCAACAGAGGGGCAAATGCAAATGTTGCAATATGAGCGTGAAACAAAACTAGCTGTAATACAAGCGGAAGCCGAAGCGCAAATAAGGGTGTTTAAAGAAACACAACCGTACAGAAACGAACAAACAATAATAAGGTCGGAAACCAAAAAAGGCGAGAAAGCATTTGAGGCGAGTTTGCCACCGAAATAATTATTCTCCGTTATCTACAAACCTAACACCTACAAGCCAAAGAAAACCCGCTAAGTCAGTAGCGCAGTTGGCTACTGTATCTTCATCCATATCGGGAAAGTAGTGATGCAAGTATTCATGTATATAAACGTCAAGTTTACGAACACCTTTCAAACGCTTATCAATATGTATTTCCTCACCATCTTGAAAGTAAAGACCATCGGCTTTATGTTTGCCTAATTTGCGTACAATAACTTTTGGAAGTCTTTTAGGTGTTGGCATCTTTGGATTTTAATAGGGTAAACTCTAACATCTTTAGATAGGTACGATTTGATATTTTGTAGAACTTACGGCACGAATTACATTTCATGTGGCGTTTAATATACCCCATAGCCGTTGCGTCCGTGTGGGATAGTTGAACATTTTTACTTGCACATTCGGGGCAATGCCATTTTTCACCACCTTTAAGGACTGCCATATTTGTGTTGTGGTAAATATATGGAGATATAGCGAAGTAAACGTCCTCAAGAACAGCAACATCTTGAACGCAATATTCAACCATCTTTTTTAGTGAAGCCTTATTTTTATGCTCGCAAATGTCAATCCATAGTTTCATCCCCTCGTGGTCTAATTTACGCCCTACGTTCAGCACCTTGCCTAAGTAATCTAGCTTGTTGCTAGGAAATCTAAAGTATTGGCGTGATTTCTTTAGTGTATCGAGGGTGCGGTAAATGGGAAACATTAAATTGCCCGTTAAAATAGCTCGTGTGCGCAATTCTTTGATGTCGAATTTGTCGCCATTGTGGGCTACAATCTCGTCAGCGTCCTTTATTACTTGGATAAAATCTTTTATTAGCTTAGTGTCATCTTGGTTCTCATCCCACTTTAGAACGTGGACTTTATCTTCGTACTGCCACTTGTAAGCTATACAAATAATTTTCTTCTCTCTTAATATGTTGTCAGGGTTGATATTAACTTTCCAAAATTGAAAGGTAGGCACTAAATAGTAAGACGTTTCAATATCAAAAAATAACCGCTTGATTTCAGATGTCTGCTTCTTAATATTTGACTTTGCGAGGAACGTCCCTACTCTACGCCTAAAGGTTTCTGCTTTTGTTTGTAGGTTAAATTTTTTCATAACCTCATCCGCAATGTGGGTTATGTTCTGTGTGCTTTCGTATCTTACTCTAATGTACTCTTGAATTTCTTTTGTGAGGACTAGGCGAGCCATAGCTTTATATTTTAATGTATAGCAAAGGTAGTTATTAAATTTGTTAAAAAGTGTTATATTTGCATCAAACTTAAATTATATGTTAGACACAATGCTAGAAGATATGGGTGCTGTACCCGATGTTCAACAACAAGTTGACCCGATTACACCGCCCATAGAAACAACCCAAGTTCAGCAAGTAGTTGAACCGCAAGTTGAAACAACCGTTCTTTCAATTAATAATGACGAACCACAAACGGTGCAACCAACCGCTAATAATACGTCAAACCAAGCGTCCGAAATGGATAGAGGTAAGATACTAAATGAGTTATTTGGTATTGACAACCCCGACACTATTAAGGAAAGGCTTTTAGGTTATGACGAATTAAAAGCAAGTTCGGAAGCACCGAAGTACCAAACTAAGTTCGCAGAGTACATTGACCAATTAGTATCGCAATATGGCGACCCAAAGTCACAAACGGAAGCATTTAAGAGCGCATTTGATGTTCTTACCACAGACGTAGCGACAATGGATAGCAAACAAGCTATTGCGTTTCAAATGAAGCAAGAGTACCCATCGTTAGGTAGCGAAGAGATTGACTTGCTTATTTCTAGTAAATACAAGTTAAGCGAATACGCTTCTGATGATGAGCAACGTCTAGGTCAAATTCAAATGAAGTTGGACAGCGAGAAAGCAAAGACCGCAATTCGCGAATTGCAAATTAACACTTTGAAGGACGTTCCCAACAAAACAAATGAGTTAAAAGCCATCGACACCGAGAAGCGCAACTTGGAATGGAAAACTAAAACAAATGAAGTAGTCGCCAAGATTAATTCTTTTGAGTTTGAAGTTGACAAAGGCAAGAAAGTTAAATTTGACATCCCACAAGCAGACAAGGCATTGTTGTCCGAAATTGCTTCGCAGGTTGCTCCAAGTTTTTCTCCTGATGCTAATGGAATGGAACAAGTACAAAAGATTGTTGAAATGACTTACGTCTACAACAAGATGAGTAACTTGATTTCTAACTCATACAAAAAAGGATTGAGCGAGGCAAACGCTGAATGGGAAGCTAAAGTGAATAACCCTAGTGGTGGCAAGAACACCGCCCCCGTAGGAGATTTCGCTAAAGCCAAAACAGCAGACGAACAATTTGTTGAATTTGTGGCAAATCTTAGATAGTAAACAATAATTCATAACCCCCTAAAACCAAATAAAAATGGCAGGAGCAGTAACAGCACCAATTAACAATACATTGGTGTCCACATTCAACTTACACAAGCCCGAATACTCGAACTTTTTGTTCCGCAAGTACGGCAAACAAGGTTTCACAGCCTTTCAATTTTTGCAATCATTAGGTAACGTAACACCCGTTGCACAAGAAAACTTCTACCACTTCGAGGAGAATTGGATAGCTAGTTCATTTACAACCACAGGCGGTTCAGGTGCGGCAGGTGCATCAGTAAACCTTACTGTTTCTGCTGCTTACATCGACACATTGGGTAACTACTACCCTCGTTTGAACGACATCTTGATGTTCGCTAACGGTGTTAAAGCGCAAGTAATTGCAGACAACGGTTCAGGTGTATTAACAGTTCGTCCTTTAAAGCAATCACAAGCAATTTCAGTAGCAGCCGATGAGCAAATCATCATCCCAAGCAACTCGTTTGCAGAAGGTACAGGTCAACCTGATGGTCGTGTGTCAGACGTATTCCGTTATGACTTTAATATGCAAATCATCAAAGAAACCATTTCTACCACAGGTACAGAATTAACCAACCAACTTTGGGTAAACTCAATTGATGGCACGACTATCAACGCATGGTTCGACAAAGCCAAGTCTATTGACTTAGATTACCGTATGGCACTTGCTATTGACGGTATGCTTTTGTACGGTACTAAAGCGGACAACACGGGCATCTTGGGAACTACATCAGAAGGTTTGGTAGACGCTGTAACTACACAAGGTGGTAACGGTACTTACACTCAAGGTTTGTTCTCTGTTGCATTGTTCGACCAAATGAACCGCTACTTAGACAAGCAACAAGCACCTAACGAGTACACAGGTCTATTAGGATACCAAGCGTTCCAAGACGTTGAAAATGCTTTGAGCAATGTGTTCACACAAAACCCAATCATCTTCGCAGGCGGAAACGGTAAAACATTAGGTCAAATGATGTACGGTGACATGGCTTCTAAGATTGATAGCAGCGTTGACATTGGTTTCCGTTCAATCACTAAAACTGACAGAACTTTCCACTTGTTGAAATTGGCTCAACTTAGCAACCCTCAATTGTACGGTGCAACAGGCTTTACCGAAGCATCTCGTATGATTTTCGTACCTCTTGACAAACCTACACAACCTAAAGGTGGACAAGTACCACGCTTAGGAGTTCGTTACAAAGAGCTTGGTGGCTACTCTCGTAAGATGGAAGCATGGTACACAGGTTCAGCAGGTAACTTCGGTTTCAAAACTAACGACATCGATAGTGTTCAATTGCATAACAGAACCCATATGGGTGGCGAGCAGTACGGCTTAAATGCGTTCTATCAATTTACTACCTAAAACATTGTGAATTTTTAAAAAAAATAGATGGCTACTTCGGTAGCCATTTGTTTTTATGATAAGTGTTATTATATTTGTAAAAAATATATTATGCAAAACAACTATCAAAAAATGGGATTATCCGACCTAGAAGGCGAAATTTGGAAACCAATTACCCAATACAACGGGGCGTATCAAGTGTCAAATCTTGGTAGAATTAAATCATTAGCTAGAACTATTTTATTTAATCACCCTAAATTTGGTGAAAGTAAAATATCTTATCACGAAAAAATAATGAAGCAAGTAGAAGCTAATGGTTATTTAATGATTGGCTTGTATGACGAAAATGGCAAAAATTCATCTTTTAGGGTTCACCGATTAATTATGATTGCGTTTGTTTCAAATCCCGAAAACAAACCTTTTGTTAATCACATAGATGGCAATAAATTGAATAACAATTTGTCAAATTTAGAATGGTGTACAAGTAGCGAAAATATGGTACACGCTTATAAGCATGGTTTGTCGCCAAAAATAAGTGGCAAAGACCACCACCAAAGCAAGACCGTTTATCAATACGATTTTTCGGGCAACCTACTTGGTACTTACGGAAGTTGTGGAGAAGCGTCACGAGCAACGGGGTATAATGGTTCTCAAATAAATAAAGTATGTATGGGTAAACTAAGGTTCTACAAAGATAATGTTTGGTCGTACATAGAATTGGAGAAAGAATTTTTCAATAGAGAGTTTAGGAAAAGTTACGACAAAGAAGATATTGTGGTTCAGTACGATTACTACGGCAAAGAATTGAAGCGATATAGGAACGCAAAAGAAGCTGCACGGGAAAGCGGTATTCAATACATATTGATTTATCAAAACCTTACGCACCGAACCAAGACCGCAAAAGGGTATAGATGGGTTTATGCTAAAAATTTAGAGCAGTAGTTTATTTCATAAATTTTGTTAAATTTGCATCAACTTAAATTATATAACTATGTTACTACTAAACAGAACACCCGTAGCCTCTGAATGGCTAAAAGACCAATGTAAACTACTTGGTTTAGAACTTAAAAATTTACAAAAACCCACAACCTTCCGATTAGTCGAAAGCTATTGGCGCAAGGTGTATCAGATGGAAGTCAATTCTAATCAGATGCGTGAGCGAATGTTCGTTGCGCCCGAATTTCACATTGAGGCGACCTACTTGTACAGCAATAGACAAACGGGATTAACGGATAACCTAACGTATGTTAGGAATTTTATTCCCGACAATTCGGGTCATAACCAAAACGCTATTGAGCCGATTATCTTCGAGAGAGGGGTATTGGCGGTGGAAGAGGGACAAGCGGATTTATTCTTCTTTTTATTGAACTCACCGATTAACAAGAACAACCCTAAATACGCTAACGGATTATCTAAGCCTAGCAAACCTTTCCAATTTACGCAGATACTACCTGATGTGGAAGCAAGTGATTTCTTGGATTACGAATTAGCTATTTCTAAAGCGGTGACAATGATTGGCGATGCTACTTCTAAGAACTACGTTAATGACGAAGCGGCAATCGCTTTGGCTAAGGCTTATGGTTACGGAAGTATGCTAAACAAAGGCAGAAAGGACATCAACAAGTTCTTGATTGAGAAAGCTAAGAAGAACCCGACTAAGTTGATTAGCGACTTAACAAGTGCGGCAACGGAAATCAGAGCGATATTGGCAGACGCTATTGCTCACGGTGTCATTGAATTTGATTTGCCATACGTTAAGTACAAAGACTTATCAAAAGGAAAGCGTACCACAAACAATGGTATCATAACTCAATGCTCGGCAGGACTTGACCCAATGGATTACTTTGTGTCGTGGATGAGAGAAAAAGACAATAGCGGTGTTTACAACCAAATCAAAAAAGAATTGGAAGATAAAAAACTCGCTTTAGCCGATGCTCAACTAGCTTCGTAATCTAAAATAAAAAAACGGAGAAGCCTCACTAGATAATGGTAGGGCTTTTTTCGTTAAAAAGTGTTATATTTGCTTTCAAAAATAAGTCAAATGCCAATCACATCCGCCCAATTATCAAGCGCATTACGAGTTAAGAAAGAATTTAATTTAGTCAATGGCGACTTAACGCTAACTGATATTAGCAATTGGAGTGGTTTGGGCATACTTGCGCCCGATGAAATCTCTGTATTAATCAAGATACTAAGCCCTACGGGAAGCATTGTTTATCAAAATGTTGGATATGACGTAGATGATTACGCTAGTCCCGATTTCACGCTCACAACTACCGTATTAAACGAAACTATACCTACTGATGTTTTAGGTAACTACATAACGGGAGATTACACCGTTTGCGCTAAAGTATTGCTATTACAAGGTGTCAATAACATCACTACGGCAGTAACGGTTCAAGTTCCTCCTAGTGCGCTTCCTAATAACGTATTAACAAAAGGAACGCCAACCGCACCGCCATTTTCTACCGTTCAACTATTTGTTTTAGGGAATGTATCTGCTTCATTAATGAACGAAGGTGATATATATTCGCTTATAATAGGTGGAGATACGATAAGCTATACTATACCAAGCGCAACGCAAACAGTTGGTCAATTTTATTCACAACTTTACTTGGCTATATTAGCTTATCAATCAGCAAACCCCTCTAGTGATTGGAATAATGTGGCAGGTAGCTTTGGTTCATCGGGTAATCAATTTTGGCTAAACCTAAACAGAACGGATAGTGCAACTATAAATTTAGGTATATCTTATTCCCCATTTGGAACAAAACAAGTATCAAGTGTTTCTTATTTTGTATCTCCTAACGCATCCCCACCATTAGTAGGGACTAATTTAAGTTTCTCTGACGGAATTGATACAATTACATATCAAGTTCAACAAGGCGATGGATTGGGAGATGCTTTGCAAGGGCTATACGATAACTTGCAGACATTTATTACGGCTAACCCATTAAGTGATTTAGCCACATATTATACATACTCACTAGGTTACAATGTTATTATAGTTACATCTGTATTAGGTAATTACCCTTTTGTTTTTACGTCAAGCGTTGACCCAACAACTTCACCACAATTAACATTTAGTGGAGAGAAATGTACGGTATCACAAGTATGTAATTGCACTCAAAAAGTAAGCATTGACGTTGATGTGGACTACGCTACGGCAGTCATTACGACAACGGACACCACTAATTATGGTGCTTATGTTTCGTTGACAAGAAGCCACACCATTTACCCGCCACCGATTAGCGGATTGCCTAGTCAGACAACTTCTGCAACAACCAATGTGTACACAAATATCGTAACAACCACTTGGTCGGTACAGATTGAAAGCACGATTGTAACCTTAAAGGCAAACGACACCTACATTACTTGCGAGGTAAGCGGAAGCAAAGAGTTCTTGGTAGAAGCCGATACATTGTGCAAGACATTGTGTGTATTGAAAACATATCGTGCCGACTTGTTTAAGAAGTTTGGCAAGGTGAACACGGCAGAGATGGAACGTGCTTGGTCATTGGCTATGGACGAATATGTCTTAGCAATACAAGCAACTAGATGTGGTCGCCCACAAAGCGAGGTACAAGGGTATATTGACAAGGCTTATGCTATTTTGGGGCTAGACCCTACTTGTGATTGCGGATGTAGCGCAAATGACAATCCAACGCCCGTAGTACCTACTTCAATTATAAACGGAACGGACGGTACTGATGGTGTAACACCTATATTTCAGAACACGGGAACTTGGATACAAGTAAGTTATGACGAGGGAAGCACTTGGAACAACTTGTTTAGTTTGGCAAGTGTAACGGGTGCAACAGGAGCGACAGGCGCAGCAGGGGCTAGCGGTTCAGATGGAGTAGCATTATTACATAATGACATAAGTAATAGCACTACCACTACTAACACATTAGAAACGCTAAAAACTTTTGCTATGGATGCAGGACAATTAGCGGCAGATGGCGATATGATTGAAGTGTATGCTAGGTTTGTGACTAACGCAGAATTAGGTAGCGCACTAAAAGAAGTATATGTTTACTTAGGTGGCTCATCTATATTAGGATGGTCTTTAATAGGTGGTCGTCAAGTATATTGCGAGTTAAATTTGAAAATAACTAGAACTAGCGCAACGGCAGGTAAAGCATTTGGGTCAATATTGATTGGTCAAAATGTATTTCTTTTAGATACATCGCTTCCCGAATTGTTTGTACCTGTTAGCAACGTATCGGCTATATGGGCAAATGCTCTTAACATCGAAACAAGAGCAGATGATAATGGTGCTAATACGATAACTAATACAGTATTCCAAGTAACATACTATAAAAAGAAACAATAATGGCAATTCAACAATACGAAATACCTGCAACGGGTCAAACGGTAACATTTAATTTAGATGCCTTGTTTGATGGAGTATTTTTATACCCTCAAGCAAGCCCACAAACTATGACTGCCAACTTAGTTGTAAACTTTTCAAGTACGCCTAAAGACGGGCGTGAAGTGGTGGTTGAATGGAACGGTAATTTTGACTTAGACGGAAATAATTTTACAATTAACGGAATAACCGTTACCGATTTGATGGCTTCATTAGACGGCAAGATTGTATTTGTGTATGGAAATGGCGCATGGGCTTCTACCTATATAGTTGACCTTGCCACAGCAAACGCTTTAACAGGCGGTGTATTAAAAGACGGAACTGTCACTCTTGATAAATTATCGGCATTAACATCGGGTCAAATTATTGTAGGCAACGGCTCAAACGTACCAACCGCAGTAGCAGTAACGGGTGACGTTACTATCAGCAACGCAGGGGTAACAGCAATCTCTTCGGGAGTAATTGTTAATGCAGACGTAAACGCAAGTGCCGCTATTGACAGAAGTAAACTAGCAAACGGAACAGCAAGTCACGTTTTAATTAATAGTGGTGCAGGTGCATTTTCAAGCGAGGCAACCCTTTCGCCCGTGCGTGGTGGGTTAGGACTAGACGCAAGTTCTTCAACAGGATTTGTAAAAGTGAGTAGCGGTGTAACTTCAATAAGTTCAATTACCGAAACATTGATTGTACCCGTTAGCTTTGAAACGGGAGAAGTAGGAACTATCTTTGTTGACTTCCCTTATGCTTGTACTATTCTTTCTTATCAGTTCGTATGTACTAAAGCGTTAGCGGGAACAGATGCAGGCACAATTCAATTTGCTGATAATAGTGGAACAAACATGACGGGAGGATTAGCTTCTATCCCCGCTTCGACAGCGTTTGGAACTAGAGTTGGTGCGACAATTACGTCAGGAGGTAGCGTGGCAATAAATGACGACATAAGAATTACCACCGCCAAGACAACGGCAGGGGGCAGAGGGTTTGTTTCAATAACTTATACTAGAGTAGGATAATGAATGTAAATGATGTTTATTTGTTAATTTCCTTCCTAAGCGACAAAAGCCAATCTAGGCAGATTAGTTCGGATGAGTTCAATATCGCTATGTCTAGTGCTAACTTAGAACTGTTTAAGACAAAAGTAGGCATACCCGAAGAATACCAAGTAGGACAAGCAAAGTCTAGGCAAGAGTGGCAAGTAACGACTAAAATATCGGATGATATGCGTAAGTTTGTTACCGAAGTGGAGATTAATAAAGTAGGTGGTGTGTTTCCTTACCCAACTGATTACGGTGCGTTCAGTTCATTAAGATATTCAAGAATATTGAACAACGGTTGCGACACGCCCGATGTGAGAACAAGAACAATTGAATTAGTAACAGACGGTGAGTTGTCCGATAGATTAGACAACACGGTGGTGTACCCCGACTTTGAGTACCCCGTAGGTGCGTGGTACTCGGCAGGGTGGAAAGTGTTTCCAAAGATAATCGAGAAGATTGATTTGACTTATCTTCGCATACCCGTAAAGCCCGTGAGAGGATACATACTAGACCCTGCAACGGACTTAACAACATACGACCCATTGACAAGTGTTCAAATAGAATACCCCGAAACGCTACACATTGACTTCACTTATCGTGTGCTAAAATATTTAGCAATTAACATTCGAGAGGAGCTGCTATACGAGATGGCTAATCAGCGTCAGATAGCAGGTCAATAGATAAAACAAACTACACCTAATTTGTTATCTTTGCAATATGCAAGAAAAATTAATCAACGATTTAGTTGGGGGCATGGACTTAGACCAATCCGATGTGCGTGTGGCGAGTACCGATTGGAGAACCGCCTTAAACATTGTGAGTGGCGTGGCGTACACGGGTCAACAGAATGTGATTACTTCTGTAAAGGGTAACACACTTGAGCCTTACACATTACCGACCAACAGCACAAAAGTAGTTGGAGCGTATGCGGACATTCAAGAAAATACTGTCATTTATTTTTTGCACGATTTAACGGGTAGTGGCAAAGACCAAATACTAAGATACGACAAAGACGCATCAAATAAAATTAGTTTGATTGTGGAATACGATTTCGGTTGGAACGCAGACACCGAGATTAAAGGGGTTACATTGCAGAGCAATAGGTTGCTGTATTGGAACGACCCCAAACCTAGAAAGATAAACATTGAGAAAGCACCGATAGCGAACAAGAAAAAAGAGTGGGAGATAGTAATAGCGAAATCCGTAACGGGCGATGACCTTGTGGATTTTAATGTGTACTCGATGAACGGCACGTTGCTAACCACTAAGCTATTTTTCTTGGATACTCTATTGGATGAACCTAAATTAGAACAACTTTCCAACTTCATCAATGCAGAACTAAGTCAATACTTTGAAGCCGAATATTGCGACTGCAAGATTACTTTAACCGAGAAGCAAGTAAACCTAGTCTATCCGACTATTGATAACTTTCCTTACTACTTTATTGTACCGACTAATTGGTACGGCAACGTGCTGACGGATAGAATATTTGATC